ACGAAAGGAAAAGTATGCGTGATTTAGTTGAATGAGACAGGCAACAGTGAGCTTCATTATAACCGTGTGGCAAGACACATAAATAATGAAGAGAAATTTCTCACACGTAAATTACATGAAAACAGACAGACAAGAATCATTCTTATTAAAGATATGATTAAAGACGGATATAGTGTCATTGATATTGCAAAAAAATTTGAGGTATCAAGACAACGAATCTATAAAATATTGGAGGGAAGTAATGCCTAAATTTGATATTAGTAAGTATGAGACAGTTGAGGAAAGACTTAAAAAGTTTTGGGCAGATTATCCCAACGGTCGTTTATGGACAGAGGAAGTATTTGTAAGTGATGACGCAAAGACTGTAATATTCAAAGCGTTTATTTACATGGATAAAGAGGACATAAATCCTGTGTCAACTGGGATAGCGGAAGAAACTAAAGGACAGGGTAATACCTACGTCAACTCCACATCTCATGTTGAAAACTGTGAGACATCTGCTATTGGTAGAGCTTTAGCTAATTGGATGTATCAAGGTAGCGACAAAGCAAGACCAAGTTTACAAGAGATGACAAAAACACAGGCATACAAAGACGATAAAGTTGAGGTAACAAAAGGTAAATCTGCGAGACCTACAAAAGAACAAAAAGAACAAATGGAAAAAGTCGTTGATGAAATGGTTGCAGAGCCTAAAACACCGACAGGTAAAAGTAAGAAAAATGCAAACCAAATGTTACATGTAATGAAATCTATTTGTAGTGATGACAAACAAATGAAAGAGCTACAAGCAACTGCATACGCTCAAGTTGTAGAACAAGATAAATTTATGGAGGATGTAGAGAAATGGTCAAGCGATATGATGACAAGATTCCTAGATATATTTGAGCAACTTTACAAAGAGACAACAGGTAGCATAGATAATGTAGATAAAGTTTTTGATGTGGAGGGAGGTGATGACGTGAATTGGAAAGAAAATCCTGCTAGTGAAAAACAAATGAAATGGGTTAATGATATTGTTACAAAAGCAACAGACCAAGAGGCAGACTTTTTACCTGAATTAAAAGAGTTATACGGTGACGGTAATTTGAATGGTGAGACTGCATCTCAAATTATTGACAATTATAGTAACAAAGTCTAATGGCAGATGAACTAGAACGTATATCTTATAACGTAGAAAAGTTACTAAAAAAGCTACAAAAAAGATATCCTGAGTACGATTTCTCTCAACCGAATAGACCTGACCGAGTGCATAAATGTGTAACAAAAAATGACAGACCTGGTGAGTATGCTACTGACGTTGAGGGAAACGACTTTTGTATTAGACAATACAAACAAACAAGAGATGATAACCCTTACGTGTACGATATTAGAACATGTAACGCTATTATTAGAACTAGAGAACAAAAAGAAAACATGATAAAAGGAGTGTTTTAATGGCTAAACCTAATATTTTTAGTGAACCAAAAGAACTTAAAAAATGGGCTATTGATTTAGCTAATGCATGTGGTGGACAAGAGGTCACACAGACAAGCATAAAACTTAACAAGCACAGCGTAGCAAAAGTAGATAAATTACTAGAGCAGTTCGCAATAGATTATAATTTTCATATGCAAATGATGAACGAAGTTAGAGAAGAACAAGATAAAGAAAAGGAAGAAGAATGAGCCACCCAGTTCCATGGTTATCCTATTACTGTGAAGATTGTGAAGAGTTAATTGAGGATTATCATAAATGTCCTGGTTAGATGAACCTTTAATGGATGATTTAGATGATGAATTAGATTCAATAAAGTGTCGTGTTTGTAAACAAACTGATGTTTTAGATGGTAAGACTGGTCTTTGTTACAACTGCAATAGAGGATTCATCTAAAGTATTGATAAATTATCCCAACCTTTTTTGTTAACTGTGAAAGTCAACACACCTGGATGTGACCACAGACCTGTACGAGATGTAAAATCTATGCTTTTATCTAAGCTAGGAGTTTGAAACCATGTGCGATTACCTTGTTGTTTACTACGAAAATGATGATAGTGACCTGTAACAAGTATCTCTGCCTCACCACTAGGTAGGTGTCCATACATCTGACCTTTCCACCAATTCTCTATCTTTGTTTCAGGATTCCCACTGCCACCACTCATATGCCCATGCGTCCAGGCACAAGTCTTTGATTTAATTTTTATAACTTGATGGTAAGAATCAGGAACTACAACTTTAACTTTTTTATATCTATCTACATTTGCTTTCATTATCTCTTCACAAATTTGCAAGTGCATTGTGTCACTGTTGTCTAATCTATCTGTAAAAACTTGACCTTTGCCTGACCGTGACATTTCGCCATGATTTCCTGGCACACCACAAAGAGTTATCTTATCTGCTAAAGGTAAGAAAGTATCTACTGTTTTCATAATCATAGAACGTGCTAGAGCATATTGTTCTATAAGTGAGAGTTCGACATTGTATGGTTGTGAATCGTAAAAAGCACTTGTACAGTTTTCTGTGAGGTCACCTAACCCCACAATATATATTTCATCTATCTGTACACCTAATTTACGTAAATCTTTTATTCTGTTTATTGCGTCCTGAAGTGCAATATCATATCTTTTTATTGTGTTTGCTACACCAAAATCTTTTTTACCCAACTGCCAATCAGCCATAAAAAACAAAAAGGCTGTATCGCCTCCGTATGTCCTTAATTTTAAAGGTGGTTTTTTAGATGCTTGTTTAAATAAAGCCTTAAAATACTTGTCATGTCCAGGATTTTTCTTCTTTACAATGCCTTTAAATGCGTAAAATGTTGTAGTTTCACCACCCTTTAATTGCGTATTCCAAGCTGAGGCACGTACTGAACCCTCTATTTCGTATAATTTAGGGTCAAATCCCCATTGTAAAAGTATATCATCAAATTTTTCCCTGTAATTAGGGTCAGTTCCCACGTGTGTTATTTCACCTAAACCACTTTGTTCGTTGACTTCTAATCCAGGTTTCCATCCTGATTTGTAGAAATTGTTACCCCATTCCTCAGGGATAGGTTGTTTACGTGTAATACATCTCCAATCCTGTCAATAGTATTATACAGGATTAAAGTGACAAAAACTACTTACTGATTTGTTTTTTAGCGTATGTCTTTACAACTGCTAGAGCTGCACCACCACCTGCAATAGCTGCAAGTTGTACAGAATTTGCGTCAATTCCTGCCAATGGAGCAACTACCAATGCACCGATAAATGCCTCGATAAATGTCCAAAGGGTACGTTCTAGCATGTCTTTTAAGTCATCACTCATTTTGTAACTCCATGCCTCGTTCCAAGGAGTCCACCCCACATCTTTTTTAAATGTGCCGTCTTGGTTTCTTTGTCTTTTATTTTTTTCAAATAAATCACTCATATTATGTTCTTTCCATCAAGTTTAGCAGTCAAAACCTGTATTTCACCGCTTATCTCTTGTAGTTTTTCATACATATCTGTAGGTTCTTGTGCCTCTAATTGTATTTTACTGTACTCAATAGTCACCTCATTACCTGCTAATAACTGTGCAGATATTTTTGGATATAATTTTTTATACGCATTGGCTGAACTGCCGACCATCCCATTAAAGTTTACATCTAAATCTTGTTGACTATCACCAACTATAAGACAACCTGATGTGTGTTCGTCATTGTTGCCTTGATGTATTAAGATATATTCAAATCCTGGAACATTTTGAATCCACAACATACCACGGTGAAACGTAGGATATTTCTTTTTGTAACGTTCGTGAAAACCACCAACTGTTCTAAGTTTTATTTCGTATGTTCCCTCAGGTATGCAGGTTTCATGCATAACTTTTTTAGCTTGATACTGGTCCTCTAATGTATAACACTCAAACAATCCATCAATAAATAATAATCCGTTTGTTGCGTCCTTACCCAGTTGAGTTCGTATTACTTGTAATTTCATCTCTCACCTTTTCTTTTACTCGTTCTTCAATCTCACTATGTGATAATGTTCCATGTTTACAATTACAAATTGTAATCCACGTACCATTTATAAGTTTAGCTGTACATTTTTGTTCGTACACTCTTTTCATATAACTCATTTTCTAAAACTTATAGTAAGTAACCAAATAGCTAATGTAATTAAGGTTGCTAATCCAGTAATCTGTCTTGCACTCCCAGTCAAAGTCAAAGTGGCAATAATCAAACCAACCAAAGTCCAACTGAGGTTAAGTGTTTCTTTTATAGCCTCCACAAACCATGACCATATTTTATTTATCATATTGTTTTCCTAAATACAAAAGCTGCCATAGTAGCTATTCTAGTCAAAATAACTGGCACTACTACCTCTTGTGCTTTTTCTTTTTGGTCTTGTGTCATATCATCTCCTATGTTTGCTATGTTTATTTCTGTCAAATCTATATCTACAAATGTTTCTATTGGATTTTCTAAAAATGTTTCAAACTGTACCTCTGTAACTACATCAGCTAGTGTATAGTTTTCTACATCTGCATTTTCTACAGCTCTCTCAACATACTCTTCTACTGCCTCAGCAACTACCTCATCTTCTTTGACTGCCTCAGCTATAATTTCTACATCTTCAGTTTGCACTTGTAAAACTTCTGCAACAACTTCTACTTGTTCTTCGGTAAGTTCTGCTACATCTTCTATAGCCTCTTCAACTACAGCTTGTACAACTTCCTGGACTTCTTCTGTAGCCTGGTCTAAATTCTGTACACCTATGTCATTGACTTCTTCAAGAACCTCTACAACTTCTTCGGTGTCGAGTTCTTGCACAAATACTTCGATTGCCTCTGCGACTTCCTCATCTGTTAAATCTTCCTCTATCTCTATAACTTCTTCTAGCTCTGCAACCTTTTCATCAACCATTTCTTCAGTAAGTATCTCTTCAACTTCTTCGGTAGTATCTTCCAGTGGTAAAACTTCAATGATGTTTTCATCCTCTATAACCTTTTCAATAATCTCGATATCTTCTTTAGGTTTAGATTTATCTTCTTCTATTTTAATGTCTTCTAAATCTATTTCAATATCTTCAATTATTATAATTTGTACTTCTTCAAACTCCTCTAAAAACTCTTCTACTTCGAGGATTGTGTCATCAAATTCACGAACCTTGTCATCAATATCTTCTTCTTCATCTTCTTGATATTTGGGTTCATCTTCATATCTATCTTCATCAACATCAGGTATATTAACATCATCAAAAAACTCTTCTCCGAGTTCTTCCATGTCAGTCTCTTCAATGATTTCAATATCATATTGTTCTAAATCTCCTCGTTCTATTTGTTCATCAGTTAATTCTACACCATAAATTTCTAAATTCTTTTTGCGTTGATTATCTCTTTCTACTGTACCATCATCTATTTCGTGTTGTTGATACTCCGCCTC